TACCTTGCATCATATCAATATCGCTACGGCATACTCCAGTCATAACAGCACGAACACAAATATCTGTCGGGCCTAAAGAAGGGAGTTCGTATTCTACTTCTTCAAAGTAGCCTTGACCTTGTGTTTGTAAGCATTTTACTTTCATAAATTTTCTATTTGTTCGTGAATCCAAGTGTCAATATCAAATTGTTCAAGCCAGAATTGGTAGTCGTCCACTCGCTCCACACATTCTTGAATCATGGCCTGATAGGCCTCTTCGGGGCATAACCCCAAATCGAATGTATCGATAACACCATTGGGCAATTGAAACAGTATTCCTCTGCTGTCGTAATCGTTGGTGCGCCAGTTTGACACTAGATTCCATTTATCAGTGAATGTCATGTAGCATTCATCGTCCACATCATACACACCGTCGGCTTTAACAGTACCGTAGTCAGTATCAGCAAGTTGTTCCAGGCGCCAGTTCTGCTTGATTCCAGCACTGGTTTTGATATCATTGCGCCATTTGGGATTGAGTGCAATGTATAGACTCAACAGATGAGGCATCAAGTCGCGGCTAACGCCACCGAATGCCAGCTTTTTAGTAGTAAACCAAGTGCCTGGATTGGGCACACGATTTTCATTCAACCACATGATATCAACTGAATGCGATCTACTTGCCAAATCCTTCATCTCAGCAATATTGTCACGCCACATGTTGTTTTTGACCATGATGAAACGTGTTTGTGGAAACGTAGTTATTAATTTTTGCCAAGTGGCACTGGTAGCAACACCTGGTTTTTCTATAAACACAATTTTGCTGTGCGGCGCAACTTTGGCCGCAAGTTCAAAATGTGTAAAATTAGGAGTGCAAACGTGTACAGTATCAAACAGACCGTGTACTATCAGTGCCGTATCTACTGATTCGTAATTTGCACCTTTGCTGAGATCCTGGTCGACTGTAATGACTTCATGGCCAAGTTTTTCTAGAACAGTTTTGTATAACTGTCCAATACCCATGCCAATAACAAGGCTACGCTTGCTCATTTTTCTTTTCCTCGTAGGCTCTAAACATTCGAGTCACATCTTCCATGCGTTTGGCAAACACATCCGGCGCATCCTCGGCCGCGCAATTCATATCATACTCGCTGGGGTAGTGACGCAAACATGCTCTCGCTTCGTCTTTTACGGCTTTGGGAACTCGAGGAGTAGTCAATATTGTTAGCAAAAATCTCTGAGTCTGTACTACTGCTCGATATCTTTCATCAGGTAATGTCATGTGCGCTTGCCTCTAATGCGTCCAGTTTAAGGGAGACTTCGTCATCAAAGTCCAGTTCATCTTTGGATTGTACACTATCTTGTTCCACAATGTCAAACAAAGCGGTGAACTGGCTACTGGCATTAACCGTTTTCTTACCAGTTGCCCCGCGTGTTCCAGGAATAGCTTGCCAAAATTTATCATAATAATCAATTATGGCAATAGCAGTATCCCTATCTGGCGCACTAAAGATAGCCTCTACTACATCTTTAAATTTATTTGAACCAGGGCTGTAATCCATATAGTGATTTGGTGTAGCGGTAGTGGCATTCAGCATACCAGGGCAAAGTCCAGCATCATACTGTCGATTGGCTTCCTGTACGCTGTTCAAATGCAACCAAACATTATGGCCCATCATGATGGCATAGGTAAAACTGTCCCACGATGTTTTGCCTTCCTTGCCTATTTTGTTCAAATCGCCAGGACCATATATACAGATATCTTTGACTTCCACACCGTCCATTAGAGGACTTGTGGTAAATGAATCAAAATGCTTGTCTTGTACTACCACGTCTTGGAAGAGTCTAGTATCCTTGGCATATTTTTTGTTGTCAAGACTTGGCAACATTCTGTAGAGCCATTTTTCTTTGTCTTTGATTTCTGTTTGGACGTAGATTTGTCCGTTTGCTGTTGCAAGGAACGGTGAGGCGCAATCAAAAGATATGGTAAAGTTTTCATTGTGATATTTCCTTATAGCACGTTGGATGTCTGTGAGCAGGAGTGCCCATTCTAATTTACTAGTGCCCAGGAAGTGCATCCAGTCCTGATGTCCTTTTTCAAGGAGTCCATCGAACTTCAATGCCACTAATCTACGTAATACCAAGTCAACGTCGCACATGTTCTGTCCGCCCATTGCCCAGCCATTGAATGGCCTATCATATTTTTTAGGATCGCAAAAATCTTTCATCTGCTGATACCAATCTTCGGCCTGATCGTGGTTTTCACCTTGCAAAACATTCAAGAATTTGCAAGCACCTGTACGGTGTTTGATAAAGTATTCGTTGTTGTATTTTGTGGCTGCAACTGCTTGGGGATAATCGCCTACACCACTGTTTTTAGCGCCAACCGGACTGCGACCAACCCATGCTGGTATATCAAGCACCATGCCATAGTCCATGAGTGCATCCATCCAGGTCAACACTTGTTCACGCTTCTTTTGTGCCGCATCCAGTTTGGTTTGATACAGTTTCACATGATCAATCTTTGTATACTTGGGATTGCCATTTTTATCTGTCTTTGGATGACCGGTTGGATGTAGTTGTGGCACCAGTTCAACACCTTTAGCAACAGCTTCTGCCATGCGTTGTGCAACTACGGGACCGTTGGGATCATTCCATTCGCCTTCCCATACACCTTTACCAATCTGGAATCCACCTGAATCACCCAACACCCAACTGGTGGATCTGTCTCTGTTACGAAACATGTCTTCGCTGGGATCAGGTTTAGATAAATCCAAGTTGGCATGTCCTGCTGAGTACAAGCAATGATCAAAGTAAAATGCCGCATTGGGATTCAAGTAGTTCATTGCTTCAATCCCCATAGGACCAAGGCTAGCAGGAATACGTGCTGGGTCCACATAGTTGCTGTAACGTTGTTTACCTATATAGGTACTATAAAATCCTGACGTTGCTGGTAAAAAATATGCGTAATCGTTTTGTGCGGCTGTTAAATTTTTATTCACTTCTGCCCCATTTAATTTTTAACCAAATACGTTCATGAATATAATAGTCAATACTTAACAAGATATGTAATACTGTAGCGAATCCTGTAGCACTACCTAAATCTCCAGTGAACAAATAAGTCCATAGAATTGTAAACACCCATGCTGTTAAGCGATAGGTGATCATTCTTACAACGGTTCTTTTATGTGTTTCCATATTACTTACTTTGTGCTGGCAGAATGTATTCGTATTCAACAATGCCGCTGTCTACAGTAATTTGCATAGCACCTGCATCTGCAAAACGGATAGTTTTGTCACCAGCCAAATTCAAAATGCTTTGCACTTGTGCCACAGGCCATGACCATGTTTGACGCAACTTGCCAGTGATACCACTTTGGAATGTGAATGATCCTGCGTGTGTGCTGGCATCACCAAATTTAAACACTAGACTTGTTTCGTCTGTACTCACTTGGAATGTTTCTTCTTCGGTATGAGCAGCCGCTTGAAACTTCAGCCTCTGAATGCTGGAAATCGTAGGACTAAATTCGATATCCCACTTGGCGCCTTTGAATTTTACAGTCTTCATTTTCTCAGCAATGATGTCTTGATTCATAAAACGATAATCGTTTTCAAAATCGCCTGTGTTGTTTATAAAATGCAAACCAGTTGGCACATCTTCACCATTGCGTTGTTGCATCACAACTTTGATGGTTGCATTTTCTTTGTATTCTGGGCATTTCAAGTGTATGTCCAATTTGTTGAGATTAGGCATACCAAATACACCGTCCAAGCCATCAACTGGCTCTTTGGTCTTGGCGTTAAGGATAACGCTACGATCTTCAGCCATGCTCTCGACGGAAGTTTCTTTGTCGGTAGCACTGATCTTGATCAAAGGCAAAAAGCCCAAGCTGTGTGTATGTGCTACTAGGTCTTGTAAAAAGTCTTTCATATGATTCTCCATGTTTTGTTATTATATAGGTTTTTGTGACTATGTCAATGATTTTCTTACTTTCTTGTTGTATTTTATTGCCGATTCCACGAGTGTGTGTGACATTCTCAATGAATCAGCATAATGCATAAATGCATTTGTATCTTTGGGGAAACAAGCACCCCCAAAACCACGTGTTCCGTCCGTTCCTGGAACCTGCATGTGACTTGTGCCCATACGTTCATCCATTTGTAACAGTTCAACGATCTTGTTATAGTCTGCGCTATTTTCAAGGCACATGTCATAAATTTGATTAAAAAAGGATAGCTTGACACTCAAGAAACAATTTGCAGCATATTTTACCATACTGGCTTCGGTTAGTGTGCAATGTATTACTTTATTTAGGTTTTTAAGCGAACTTTTAAATAAATTTTCCCACAGCCAGTCGGCATCAAATCCGCCCAACACCATGTATGTTTGCTTGGCGAAATCTTCATTAGCTGTAGCAGCACGAAGGAACTCTGGACTGTAGCATATCTTGTGATTGGGATAGTCAACTGATATTCGATCAAGGTAATCCGGTCTCACTGTGCATTTTATCAACACTGGCATGTGCTGGGGAGTTTGATCCAACACTGTGGTAATTTGACTGATGTCGCAATCTCCCAACTGTGTACTGGGAGTACCTACACATATTATCACGCCATCCGCATCCGGGTAATGTGCAATTTCGCCAGTTGTATATTTGGGATCTACAATGTGTATTATTGTTTCTTTCAGTGCGCTGGCAACAGCTTTGCCCACAAATCCATATCCTGCAATTATGATTTCTTTCATGTCAAAACTCAAATAAACTGTTGAATGTGTTCTTTTCTTCTGTGCTAGTCACGTCCCAGTTGAGTACACCAATCAGGTTATCCAACTTGTTGTCGATAATGGTCTGCTCCATTTCAGCATGATCAAAAGGAAGATCTTTGAACCATTGTGGCAAACGCAATTCATCTACTGGGTAGGCCACTGATGTAAAGCCAAGAGGATTGGGTTTGAGTTTGCACACAATCACTTTGGCGCCGTCAGTAATGGCCATGCTGTACTTGTCATCGTACATGCGTTTCAGTGTGTTCCAGTTGATGCTGGCACGAACATGGCCTGGCATATTGGCCTTGCCTGCCTTGGCTTCTTTGCCCTGATATTCAGTGATCTTGTTGGCACGTTTGGGACTTCCTTTTTCCCAACCAGGTCTGGCTTTGAATCTGATACGGAACTCACTGATAGAATCCAAAACTTCCTGTTCTTCTTTGCCCATGAGCACCATTTCAAGAATGTCACTGAGAAAGTTCTGAATGAATTCAGGAGTGTCACTGCGCTTGAGATCTAAGCCCATAGCCTTGATCTTGCCAGGCTTGCCATCCACATCTGTACGCTTGCCTTCTTTGTCAAAGTAAAGAACAGCATAGCGTTTTTTGGTAATGAACAGACTTTTGAAGCCAACGATTTCACGACCAGCTTTGATAACCTCGCCACGAGTCTTGGGACAGTGAAATTGATCCAGCATGAACTGAGGGAATGTGGTGTTTACTTCTTCACCAATCTGATCATACAGGGAAATAACAGTTTCTTTGGTCCAAGGAATAAGTCCTTTGTCAATGTCTTTCTGCAATGTTTTGTAGGCTGAGAAATAGCATGAGTCAGTATCACCATAGATAATTGCCTTGCCGCGATAATCATACTCACCGGCAATGACTTCATTTACCTTACCTGCCATGTGTTTAACAATTTGACGACCAGTTAGAGTGGTGCTTTGTCCAATGCGTTTATCAAAGAACCTACAACCACTATTAAGAATAGCACCATACAAACTGTTGAGGTTAATCTTCTTGACCAGCTGTCGTTTGTCCCAATATTCTTCTTCAACCTTGTTGCCTGCTTTGATAGCATCTTTCAGTTTGGCCTGCATTTCTTTACGTTCAGCATACCAACGCTTTAGCAGTCCAGGAATGATACCTTCTTTTTCATAGGTAAAGATTGTGCCGTTTGCACTCAGCATCCAAGGCTGATTGCTTTCAAATATCAGTCTATATACTTCTGCCGCACTGAGCACATCGCTGGATCCGTCTTCCCAGTCAATGGTGATGTCAGTGCCAATCTCTTGATCCATGACTGCTGTGTATTCAAGCGATCCAAAGATACCTTCCCAACTGGCTGCAAAACTGGATCCTTTGGCCATCTTGGTTTCAATGTATTCTTCAGTCATGGTCTGCCGCAATTGACCAATAATGGTTTCTGGACCCATGTTGAGCGCACGAATGGCACTGGGATACAGACTGTTAATGTCTAGTGAGCCGATCCAGTCATGAATGCCTTCTTTGGGATACGCCACATACGCACCAGCGGCCGCACTGTCTTCACGCTCACTCATCTTGGTTCTATTGGGCACTTGAAAGCCCCTACGATGTGCTTCGTTGATAATGGCCTGTTCAGTCACAGCCACAGCACCCATTGTGGTCTGTAGCAATACTGTACATTCATGTGCCAGCGTGTTGGCAAGATCCATGAACTTGAGTTTCTTGTCCAAGTCGTCTAATAGTTTACAGTCATTGATGTTGTATTCAACAAATGTCTTGAAATCATTGTTGTACAATTGATCCAGTGTGCCTTCGTACTGTGTTTTGCGTTTGCCTAATTCATATTCCGCAATAGCATCCAGTCTATAACTGTGGCGTTCTTCATATGTGTACTTGCGATACAGTTCAAGATAGTCCAAGTGTACACGACCGATATAGTCGTAGGTGGTACTTACTCGTCCGTACTTTTCATATTCGCGTTTCTTGGGCAATTGATCAAACAGACAGAAACGCCTAGTGTCCTCTTTACTCAACACTTTGATCACACGATTGGTGGTGTAGGGAATATCAAAGCCCTCTGAATTCCAGCCACTGATAATATCAGCATCTTTCAGCAGATCCAAAAACATGTCCAGCAAGTCAGCTTCGTTGTCAAATAGGTATGTGTTAGGAAAGTCTTTTACCATTTCCTTGGCCGTTTCCATGCTGACTTTCTTGGGAGGAATGGCCAAACATACCATGGTCTCCATCCACTGTAGATACACAGCAATCGCAGTGATTGGCATGAACGCATCGTCTGGACTTGCATAGCCACGCTCGGGATCAAAGTCTACTTCAATGTCGAAAAATGCCACATTGAGTTTGGGAGCGTCTTGATTGAGATAGTTTTCGCTTAGGGTTGTAAAGATAGGATTGATGTCTGATTCAAACATTTCCTTGCCACTGTTGATGGCCTGTTCTTTGCGTAGTTCTTTGGTATTTTTACAAACGATACGAGTTAGTGCATCGCCGTGAATTGATTGGAATTTTCCGCGTGGGTCTTTTACATAAAATGTGTGGCGTACAGGAATGTCTCTAAATTCCCTTTCACCTTTCTTGTTGCGTTCAACCACTTTGACAATGTCGTTCTCGCGGTCAAACCATGCATCTACATAGCTCATATTTCTTCCTCTTGTCATTTGAGGCTAACAAATACCTTCATGCGGTTTATGGCCCGCTGACCTTTCTTTGTATTACTTATTAGATACGCTTGGTGATATCTAAAATTGCTTCAATTTCTTCCCAGTCTTCATTGTAAGCAGCCCAATCACCTTTGTGTGCGATCTTGATTGCTTTGTTGATAACACTGGGTTTGATTTGTAATTCTTCTGCCACCGCCTTTACTGTGTCTTTCAAGCCTTCTTGCAGGTCTTCAACTTCGCGTAATACTGTTGAACCTTCACTAATCAGTCGCTCTAATTTTGCCTTTTCTTCTGCACCGTAACTACGTCCGCCCATGTGAATCTCCTAATGTATAAGCCTATTATATATTAATTATGTTGCAAACACAACCTCAAGAGGTGAAAATGGCAGAAATTAATCTGCCATTTTATATCAACGTCCGTGGGCTATTCTTAACCAACGAGACAATTCATCATCTTCTTTGTAAACTTTCAAAGTAGGATCTGGAGTCCCAGTAGTGCCACCAGCTGGATTTCCAGCTGGTGCACCTGTTGGCGCCACATTGTCGGTTGGTTGTGAATAATCAATAGTTGAATTGCTCACAGTGGGACTTCCCAATCCCCGTGCTTGATTCATGACCTCACTGGCTCTCTTCATGGCATCTTCAGCGGCAGCACCTGGTTCAGTTGAATCACCCATTGCTTGTATCAATCTTCCCATCTGGTCCATGATACTTTGCATTTCAGGATCCATATCTGTAGTGGGTGGTGGAGTAACTGGCTTGTCTGGTGGTGGAGTAACTGGCTTGTCTGGTGGTGGCGGTACCACCGGTTTACCACCACCACCGCCCAATGCATATCCCAGCCCTGCACCTACTGCTGTGGCTCCAGCAATAGTTTTGACTGGATTTCGTGCCACAGCACCACCCACTTTGAGTCCTGCCTTTTGTGCACCGCTTAGATTGTTGGGTTTGGCCAATACCTTCTCAGCGGCTTTGCCTGCATTTGCTGATTGGGATGACCTAAATGCACTACCAACAAATTGTTTGCCAGCGGTGTATGCGTCTTTGGCTAAGTTAAATCCGTTGACTTCAAATAGGGAAACAGTGCCGCCTGCTACACTTTCATTGATCACAGCAATTGTCAATAGGTCTGTAACATACTCACCGTGCTCATCAAGGATAAGCCAGTCGTCATCCAAGAAGTATTCCTGGCCAAGGCTTTCTCTAATAACCGCTTTGGATTCAATCAAGGCCAGTCGAGCCTGCATGTCGCGAATGCCTTCTGCAACTGTTTGACTAGATTCTTTGATGCCAGCCTTGCCATAAGTTTCTGGGCCAGGTTGTCCGTCTGCTTTAATACCTTGACTCTGTTGCCATACTTGCAATTTGCCCTTGGTTTCTGGACCAAAGAAACCATCCTGCTTGGCACCAATAATCTTTTGCAGTTGTGCCAGTTTGGGATCACCACCTGGTTTCATTGCTGGTTTGCCTGCGCTGTCTGGCGCCATTGGCATGGCTTTTTGCATGTCAGGAGGTCCACCGAATGCATTGCCTGTCTTGGCATAGTCACGGGCCATGTTGGCCGCATCCAGACCCAAGCTGATAGCTGTGCCTATTCCAGGTACCAAACCGGCCACAGCACTGATACCGGCCATGGCTGCTCCAGCATAGTCACCTTTTTCCGCACGAGCAATAGCATCTTGCGTACCAAACACCAGTCCTACACCGGGTATGGCTTTGCCTAAAACTTTCATGCCTTTTGACGCCATGCCAGCTAGTTTGCCAGCTTCAGCGGGTGATGCTACCACTGGTATCTTGGATGCTTTCAGTCCAGCGTCAATTTCAGCTTTGGCCGCCGCTTTGAGTTCAGCTTCTTTGGCAGCTAGAGCCCCTGTGCCAGTGGTTTTCGATGCCAGCGATGTGCCGTTGGCTCTACGATTGATCAGTTCTGCTTTCTTGGCATTGTTTGCATCTATTTGGGATTGACTTAACTGATCAATTGTGCGTCCAGTATTGGTTTTTATTTTTGGTGTTGCATCCACAACATCTGCAGGGCCCATGTTTTTGGTATAA